ACTCAACGGAATTGTGGGAGTTTTTTCCATTTGAGAAGATAATTTCTCCAAAACATCTGAATCAACCAGTTTCACTTCATACAAACCACAATTTGTTCCGCACTTTTTTTTTTGTATTATATCAATAGTTATATTATTCAACCCATTTTTTTTCCAAGTCGCTTCATGTTCAGCAAGAGCTTCTCTTTTTTTCATAAATTTTAAGTCATTTTCTCTTAAATAATCCAACTTTTCTTCAAGATTCAAATCCTCCAAATCTTCAATTGATCCGTCCTTCACTTTTTGAATATCGTAAAATTTCACTGTTCGTTTATATAATTCGTCATCTTCTCCACCCCATCCCCAAAAATTATTAGGATAACCATTTATTTTTTTAAACATATCCGAATTGAAAGCTACAATACCACCAAAATAATCCTTGTTTTTATTGTAACGATCCCAAACAGCTGCTATATGCACTGGTTCATCTGTTGGAATATTGATATAGTATTTTTTTAATTCTTTTGATGGCAATAAATCTACATCGTGAAATATAAAATTATTATAACCTTCTTTAGAAGCAATATCAAATCCAATATTTAACAGTTGACCACGATTAAATTTCTTACGGTCTTCAGATTGCTCAATTACAAATATTTTGTAATTGTGACCTGATAAATATCCAGCCATATATTCAACTAATTTGTTTAATTGTTTAGTTCTTGGTTTGCCTTTCTCAGAGTCACGAAATGGTATGATAATAGCAGTGCTTACATCACTGTCTTCTGGTGTAAAAGAAGAGGAAGATGAGGAAGACGATTGTTTTTTTCTATTTAACATATCTCTTAAAATAAGATATTTTGATCGGATATTCTTACTATCAAGATTTTCTCTTTCGCTTTCTGACAAATCATTCCATATTTTTTGTATTTTAGGGTCCGAAATATTTTTAAAAATTCCTATATGAATATTTTTATCATTTGGAAAATCTTGAAACAACTTTTTCTTTGTTTCAATATCTAAACCTTTAAATATATAATTATATTGTTTATATTCATTACCTAATTCTCCATAATCAACATCATCAAAATTAGGGGTATCTGATTTTTCAGTAGAACTCATTATTATATATATTATAAGACATATTTTTAAATTATAGTTCATTTTTTTTATTTAAAAATATTGAATTATTGCCTCATATAAATCTTTTTTACTCTTACTTTTGTTAGTTTCTTTATTTATAATATCAATTGCTAATTTCTCGCATATTTCAATTAATTCCGAAAGTTTGTATCCCGACATTGATTTTATAGGTTTGTCAATATTATCTAATTTATACAATGTGCTTTTGATTTGCTGAGCATTTGCAGTATTGATTTCATAACCATATTTATAATTTTGTAATAAATATACTATATGTAATTCATTGCTATCATTCATTAGCAACTCATAATAAGTCTTATTTTTAACAAATAATACATTTAAATTTTCAATAGCACATAATGTTAAAAAAGTTTTTACATCCAACTGATTCTCATTAGCTAAATTATTTTCTATATGAGTTAAAGTAGCAAATTTATATGTTTTAACAATTTGTTTCTCCTTTCTAATTCTTTCGACATATTCTATTTTTATTTTTTTCTCTATAATTATATTTTTATTTTCAAGCATTTCATAATTTACATCTCCATGTTTCATTATATAAAAACACCAAAATAATGTATCTTTTTCTTTTGGAACAAAAATTATATTTTTTGGACCCATAATCTTCTCTTCATTTTTACCTTTCAAAGCACGTATATTTGTTGTCTCTAATTTCATTTCTAATGATCGTTTAATATTAGCTTCATTTAGCATATAATCTTGTAAATTATTAAATACATGATTATAATTGTCTTCATTTATGGTATTCATTTAATATTTATTTTATTTTTATCTTTAATATCTTTTGTAAAATATGTATTTTTATAAGCCTCTTTTTCTTTCTCTACTTGATGTAGAGTAACTTCCTGAGTATTAACATAATTGATATATATATTTAATTCATCCAATAACTCTTTTTTAAGATCCGATAAATTTATATGAATTCCATATTTATTTTCATTTATTGTAACATCTTTATGTTTATTTATTAAACGAAGCACCTCAATTTGATTAAACTTATTCATATTCTCGATTGACTCTCTAATATAATTTAGCTCGCTGACAGAAAAATTATTAATATCATTAATATCATTTGTAGACATTGTTATCTCCATTTAAATAACATATTACGTTGTTTTTATATTTTATTAATAATATTATTTATATTAACGAAAAAATATTAGTTAAAAAATGAATATTATTAAACAATATACTAATAAATGGAAGATGGTATTGAAACTTATAAAAGTATATTATTAAATGAACAAGAGGTTAAAGAATATAATTATGTTTATATATTTATACCACTAATTGGTAATTTGGAAAATTATAGAATTTTTATCAATAAAAATAAAGCAATTGAATATTCAGAAAAAAATAAGTGTAGGGTTGAAATATTTTTAGAAATAGAAGATGGTGTTTACATACCAACTAATAAATATTATGAAAATGGTATATATAAATAAATTATTATTCATCTTCTATAACAATACGTGCTTTAGGTTTTTCAGCAACAGCAGCAGCAGAAGCAAATTTTTTGCCTTCCATGTAATATTCTTTATCTTGAGTTGGCTTGACAAGCTCTCCTATAACTGAAACAAATTTATCATTTAATTCAAATCGCTGTCCAATTACTCTCACATTAATTTTATCACCTTCTTTTACATCGTTAAAATGACCAACGTTATAATGATGATCCTTTGCTATAAATACCACCACTGGTGAAGGGAAATCATTTGCGCTATCTGCTCGAATACCAGCCTTTGTAATATTTTTGGCAAGACATGATATTAACATACCTTCAACAGGAAAACAAACTTCGCATTCAAAAACTACTTCAAATGAAATTGAGCTTCCTCTATAAATAATTCCACTCGAATAGGTAATAACTTTTGTTGAGTCGGGTTTAATAAAACCCTCAATCATACATTTACCTTCAAAATTACCCCTTATATTTTCTTCAATTGTTTCTTTTAAGTTTTTACCAATAGAAGTAATTGGTAAAACTATTTTACGAGTAATTAAACATCTTGAATATATAGAGGTAATTTTATTTTCCCTCTTTTTAAATTTCTGTTGCGATTGTTTTGCTATGGGTTCCATTGTTATAATTTATATACATATTATCTTTTAATTCTTTTTTCAATTTTTTATTTAATTTAAAAAAGAATTATATTTATTATAGAACCTTATATAGTTTATAATATATTGCTAACTCAGGTATTACAATCCATTTTAGTGCTTCTCTCTTAATAGTATTAAAAAATCTTAAAATTAATTCCATTAAAACACATTGTTCTGTATGACTTATATTAGTTTCTGTAATTTTACTTCCATCTTCATTTACCATAATTTCACCATCTTTATCTAATTTAGGCCGTGTTATTAGTTTAGTATAGGTTTCTTCATCTAAAATAGATGATTTTGGATTTTCTTTATTCCACAATATTTTAACAATTTTTTCTTTTCCAGATTCATCACATCGTGCACCTGTATCACGTGCGGAATCTATATTTTTTGTTTTAAAAGTTAAATATTTATTATTTTTTTCATAACCAATAAATCCAGTTTGTTTATTATATAGTTTTTTATCAAAAGTCAATTTCAATCCCGCCTCTTTTGACATTGCGATTTCTCTCTGATCTTCTGGTCCAGCTTCAACCCATTTGTTATCCTCATTTAAAATCATTATCATTCTTTTATTTAAATTGTATAAAATAATAGCAACAAAACCACTTGTGTTAATACTTATGTTCTCAAAATATTTTTTAGCATAATCTTCAACAGAGTTCTCGTTAATTGTATCAAGTGAATATAAATAATTCATTACATTTATTTTATCTTCATACATCAATATTTCTATCATATGCGACACAACTATTTCTATGAGCATTTCTCGTGTCAAATCCGAAAAGATTTTAATCATTTTTTGAGTAACAATACCACAATGTTTATACCAATTGTCGTCACCTCTTTCAACCCGACCCTTTGGATTTTTCTGATATTCACGTATAATAGCAAGATTAGCGTTAAATTCATCAATTATTTTTTTTCCTTCAGGATATAATTCTTCACCTAAATCTCTAAGTTGTAATTCAACTGGTTTTTTAATATTTTTGTTAATTTCAAAATTAATCATCTCATGTTTATAATCAATTGGAACAGATCTATCAAAAATGGATATATTTTTGTCTCTTAATTCTATTGGTTGAAATAAATAATACTCGCCAATATTTATTAGTCTTCCGTTTCTTCCATATTTATCAGCAATGAATTCATTATTATCTTCTATTAATTGTGTTAAAGCTGAAAATATTTGAATATAAGGATATTCTTTTGGTGTTCTTATAGCATTTAGTAAATCATCTTTTTTGTAAAAAAAGCTTTCTTTCATAAGCATTCTAATTCTTTGAAGAATTTTTTCAGAATTAATCACTATAAAATTTTCATTATATGTATCTTCATTTAAATCTTTTTCATCAATATCTTTATCTGGTCTACACGAATAGTTACATGTTGCCATATAGTCACATGCCGGTGAAAATGGAGCATCTCCAACTATAAAATTTGGTAATTCTTTTCCATCTGACAGTATTTGTTTAATAGGCTCTTTCAAATTTTCGCTAATTATTTTTTGTGTAAATTTTGTCTGGTCATGATTAATAATACAATCTACTGCTGTTTCTTTTAAAACTCTACTTACATTACCTATTTGTATTGCTTTAAATTCGGCTACCCGATATACATATAAATCTGCAGCTTCCTCTATATTTTCTTTTCCAAGTATAGTTCCATGCATAAAAATTTCTACATTTCTTTCTTCAAAATCCAAATCCTTATGTGAAAAGTTGCGGACAGCGCGTCCAATAATTTGTTCTATACGGTTCATGTTATACCATGGCTCCAAAATATGAACTTGGCGAATAAATTTTAAATCAATACCCTCAGACCCGGCTTTTGATATTAAAACCACTTTTACCTTGTAACCATCTTTATTATCTTCACCAGTTAACCCTTTTACTTCAAAGTCATTATTTGGTGATATTCTTGGGTCTCCAGTAATAATTGAATATCGTGCAGGCATAAATTGTTGTTTATTTACAGGGGGTTTCATAGTTTTCACATCTACAACATCTGTAGGTCTCTTTTTAAATAAAGGTTTAACATTTTCACCATAACGAGTAAATCCCATTTCCTCTAATGCAAGCGCTACAGGTATTAAACCACTATCAATATATTGCGAATATATTAAAATAATTCCTTTGGAAATATAACCTGTTTTAGGGTTAACAATATTATCCAAAATACATTTTATTTTAGAACTATAGTTACCAATTAGTTCTTGAGAGAAAATCCTTTTGTATTTATCTAATGTTGATTTCTTGTATTCGAATTGTCCTTTTTCAGGTGGTGATTTTTCATCTACAAAATTCATCATTCTTCCTAATCCTTGTTTTCCTGTTAATAAATGTGGATCTATTGTTGTTTCTTTTTTTTCCTTTGGTTCCACTGCTTTAAGAGAAGGTATTAGTATTTCGGCAGAAGGTAATAATGTTTCGGCCTTTTTTAATATTTTTTCAGCTGTGTGTAGCATTTTGTCAGCCAATGTATTTGGACTTTTACGACTTTTTGTTTTACTTTCCGTTTCCTCTAACTCTGATACTACTTCAGACTCATTTACTAAACCAGGAGTTTCATCTTCTGCCTCTTCAACTTCATCTTTATTAGATAAAATACTTGCTTTTGAAAATTCCTCATCAAAATCCTTTTGTTTTTTTTCTTCTGGAATTTCATCTAATACACTTTTAAGTCCTTCAATTGGATATGATATTATTAAAGACTCAAGAGGCGTTTGTAATAATGTATAACCAAATGACTCCATATTTTCAAAATTTGGCATGTCTCTAACTAATCCTTTTTTTGTTGTAATCGTAAAATTTTTGTTTCTTAAATTATAAATAATATATTTATAACAACAATATTGACATTGACCACAGTTTTTACAGTTTTCAATTCTATTTAAATATAAACTTAGTATGCGTTTTTTGTCTGCATTTAATATTGGTTTAAGGTTCATTTTATATGAAGGATAGTTAAAACCAACCTTATCTTTGTTAAATTTTTTAAAAGTATGGTCTTTTGCAAAATCATTTGGATAAACTCTATACGGAAATGTATACGGGTTCTCACCTCTTACAAATGAAATATATCCTGTTGCTTTTCTTATAAGTAAATCCTCACCTTTTTTTTTGAAATTACCGTTTTTATCAAAAACATTTCTTACTTCAATTCTACCGCGTCTATCATTTGTATTCATTAAATTTAATAACCATATTATTTCTTTATAACTATTATACATTGGTGTAGCAGATAAAAGCAAAAATCTCATATTTTCTGCTGCCTTAACAAGCAACTCTAAATTTACAGCAACCTTTTTATTTTCATTATCATCTGTTTTACGAATATTATGAACTTCATCAATAACGATCAATCTATCGTCAAACTCATTTCGTAAACGCCGAATAATTCTGCTATTTAAAGTTATTTTAATATCTTTTAACATTTGAATTTTTGTTTTTTCACCTTGAGAATTTTGAGGTTTTTCTCCTTTTTTATATTTTATTTTCTTTCTCTCTATCTCTTCTGAATAGTTCATTGTTTTAATAATATAATTTGCAAATTGACCATAACCCAAAAATATATAATAAGAATTTATTAAACTTTTAATTTGACTTACCACTTTTTCCTTAGACATTCCCCTCATATTCATTGGATTTATCTCTTGTAATAATTTATTACCAGTGCACGCTCTAATATTCCAAACACCATCAATCAGCTTTAATTTTCTCTCATCAAACAACTGTAATTTAAAATTATCCTGAACATTTTCAGAAGCAACAATAATAATTCTTTTATTTATTCCCATTTGTTTCATATAATCACGCATTTCTTCGCAAACTCCGATAGCACTACATGTTTTACCTGACCCTAATCCGTGATAAAGTAGTAAACTATTATATGGTGTCTGGAAAGACATAAAGTTTTTAACAAATGCTTGATGAGGCTGTAATTCAAAATCAGCTTCTGCTAAAATCTTAGCTTGCTCTTTAATTGATTTACTAAAATCGGGTCCTTCATATTTTGTATCATTGAATTCTTTTTTACTTGCTATTTTGATATTGAAATTTTTATCACTTAGATTGGGGTATAAATAAGGATCAGCTTCTGGATCTTTACTTAATTCTTCACTTTCCAAAAATTCTTTTTTAAGTAAAAATTTATTACATCCAGGCGAATAATAATCTTCATTTTTACAACCATTTAATTTCTTAAATTGTGTTTCTAAATCATAATCCATTTCTTCTTCTGTTTCTTCACCTTCCTCTGTAGTGCTTGAAGGTATATCAGATGATTGATCACTATTTGGACTTGAACCTTCTGATACCCCTTCTGATACCCCTTCTGATACCCCTTCTGATATCTTATTTGAATCATCTGACTCTATAATTAATTTTTTTCCTTTGGGTTTTTCATTTTCAGACATAATACTATATATTATGAATATAATCTATATTCTTGTAATACTTTATTTATATTTGTAATTAATTTTTTTTTCTCTAAATTATATGGTCTGATTGTTTCTACACAATTTTCAAATAATTTCCATTCTATTTTGCTAACCTCAGTGACTTGAAAATTATCCAATTCTTCATTTATTTCAGTTGCATACGCTAAAAAATATTTGTGTTTATATGATTTATGATTTGTCCCAATAAATATTTCTTCAAATGGTAATATATTTTCAACCATTGTTATTTTATTTTTTGATATTCCTGTTTCTTCTTCAAATTCTCTCAAAGCACAATCTAAATCTTTCTCTTTGTTGTTTCTTCTTCCTTTTGGAAACTCCCATTCTGTTTCTTTCCACTGAGTTGTGCTTTTATTAACTATATCTTTTAATGTTATTAGTTCATCATTTACCATAATACCATTTCTTATAATATCTAATTTTTTTGATGAAGATATTTCTTCATTTTTATATTGTATATTACTTGTTTCACCCCACATTTTTTTCCATAATTGGTCAAATGAATCTGTAAGTATTCTCTCTTTTTCTTGTATAGACATTTCATTTACAATATTTTGTATTTGATAAATATTATAAGGCGAATATTTACCTCTTATAAAATCTATATAACCAAAACTGTCTTTGCGTCTTATCATAAGAAATTGTATTCCATCACTTGTTGACCTGAATAAAATAATTCCATAGCTCGTAATTGGTAATTTACATTGATGAAATAAATGACCTTGTTTTCCACAATTATTACATAAATTAATATTCTTGCTCATTGCACTAAATAATATATTTTTTTATATTTAAATATTAATTCTTACTTATTTAAAAATTATAATATAAAATATTTATATAATGAAATCAGGGTTTAATTTTGGTTTATTTCCAAGACGACAAGGCGGTAATAATGTAATTGTAGCATCTACAATTAATTTAGGATCTACTAAAGGTAGAGGATCTGCAACAAGAATGTTTAATTATTGTAATCAACACTCTACTAATCCTTCTGAATGTAGTTCCCGATTCAGTTCAAAGTTTTGATAGCAGTGTATTCTCAGGTTGTACTTTGTTAACAATTGTATATATATCAAATGCGACAGCAGTCTTCTTGGGTAACTTATCAGGGTATACTTGGACTTCTCCAGGCACTGTTGGAACCCGACAATTTTACCAAGCACCAAATACTGTTAGTTTTCAGTTACCTATTTAAAATCACATGACAAAAAATTACTATAAGATTGGTCATCGAGGCGTTTAATAATTAATATTTTTTTAATTGAAAATATTAATGTCAACTGTATATCTTGATCCAAAAATATGGGGACCACATTATTGGTTTTTTTTACATACTGTAGCAATGACATATCCAATTAGACCAAATGCTGTTACAAAAAAGAAATACTATGAGTTTATTCAAAATATGCCTTTATTTATTCCTGTTGAAAACATATCAGGTGAATTTAGTAAATTAATTGATAAATATCCTGTAGCTCCTTATCTCGATAATAAAGAGTCGTTTATACGATGGACCCATTTTATTCATAACAAAATAAATCAAAAATTAGAAAAACCACAGGTTTCCTTGAATGACTTTTATATAAAATATTATGAAGAATATAAATCACAAAATATAAAAATGGCTGAGTATTATAAATTAAGAGAGAAGGCTATTTTTTGCGGAATTATATCAATGATTGCTGGAACAATATATTATTTATATGATAAATAATTATACCTTTTTAAAAGTATATTTTTTAAATTTTGTTATATTTTTTTCAAAAATATATTATTAAATTTTGTTATATTTTTTTCAAAAGTATATTTTTTAAAAGTATTAGTATAATATATACAAAAATGTATGATAAAGGAGGAAAAGTATTAGCATCTGGTGGATTTGGTTGTGTTTTTAGTCCAGCTCTTAAATGTCAAGGCAAAACAAAAAGAGCCGAAGGAAAAATATCAAAACTAATGTCGGTAAAACACGCAAATGAAGAATATCAAGAAATTACTTTAATTAAAAAAAAAATAGATAAAATTAAAAATTATGAGGATTATTTTTTGTTATACGACATTACATTATGTAAACCATCAAAACTTACTGAGTCAGATTTACTTGAATATAACAAATGTTCCGCATTGTCAAAAAATAATATAACAAAGGCTAACATCAATAGCAATCTTGACAATCTAATGTCGTTAAATTTACCTAATGGTGGTTTACCTGTTGACGATTATATATATGAAGACGGTTCTTTTAAAAAAATATATAATTTACATGTTAGTTTAGTTGAATTGTTAAAAAAAGGAATTATTCCTATGAATAAAAAAAATGTGTATCATTGTGATATTAAAGACTCGAATGTTTTAGTTGATACAAAAACTAAATTAAAAACGAGGTTAATTGATTGGGGTTTAACTACTGAATATGTTCCATTTATAAATCAAAAATTTCCAAATACGTGGAGAAATAGACCATTTCAGTTTAACGTTCCATTTTCCGTAATTATATTTTCGGATGCATTTGTTGAGAAATATACAAAATATTTAAAAGATGGCGGTAAAACAACAGAAGAACAGTTAAAGCCATTTGTAATTGATTATATTAATTTTTGGATGAAAAAAAGAGGTTCTGGTCATTATAAATTTATAAACGAGATAATGTATACATTATTTAATAATGAGTTAACATCAATATCCGAAGAAAAAAAAGCAACTGTAATTGAAACTGAAATAACAATGGATTATATTATTAATTATATAGTTGATGTTTTAGTTCATTTTACAAAATTCAAAAATGACGGAACGTTAGATTTAAGAGTGTATCTTGATAATGTTTTTATAGAAATTGTAGATGTTTGGGGTTTTATTAGTATATATTTCCCAATAATTGAATTATTACATGAAAATTATTCATCTTTAACAAAAGCAGAAATGCGTATATTTAAACAACTACAGTTTATCTTTGTAGAATATTTATATAATCCAAGACATGAACCTATAGATATGGAAATATTATTCAAGGATCTAAAAGATTTAGGTAATTTAATTTATATAAGTTTAACTGGTAAAAAAAAGACGTCATCTTTAAAAACTAATTCATTAAATACATCAAGAAAATCCAAAAAAACCAGAAAACACGGTCTACAATCTACAAATACTTTTGTCAATGCAGCTGGAATTCATAATGATACAAAAAAACAGAAAAAACAAAGGTATATTAAATTCAAAAGTAGTTCTAAAAAAAATAAAATTAAGGATATTAATTTTTTATCTTTAAACAAATTTTAATATATATTTAGTATATAATGGATAAGGAATTTAGTAAGCTTTGTACTCCTGCTAAAGTGTATTTCATAATTTCAATTGTTTCTTGCATTGTTGCGTTGTTTAATGGTCTTAACTATATGACAGTGTTATTTAATGTCATAATTGCGTTTGTTTGGACAGCTGTTTTGGGATGGATATGTCAAAACGGATACTCTAACATATCATGGTTTTTAGTTGCTTTGCCTTATATTATAATGATACTTATGTTTTTTAGAGTAATTAGTGGAATGTCCTCAAATTCTACTATTATGATGGCTGTTCCCCCAAGTGCTACTCAGCAAATGATGATGTAAAATATTTTAAATTAATTAATATATAAAATATTTTATTTATTTTATT